ATGCGGGCCAGTCAGCTGGCGGCCTATAAACCGATGTGGCCGATTGCAACCCTCTACCGTGACACCACTGCCACGCCGGACGTTTGGATCTGGCTGGGTGAGATGCCTGACATTGCCGGCATCAACATGGCGTACTTTAGTGGTGGTGATATCATCACGGTTGGCGGGCAAGATTGGGTTATATTCCCGGTCGTGCGCAACCAATACCTGAATGCAGACACTGAGGAAAGTTGGAATGCTGGCGTGGCTTACAAGAAGGTAACGTAGTGGCTGATTTCGCAGCACTGGTTCGTCCCAACATGATTGCCGGCGTGGTGCCGGACGCGGATGCAACTACCAACGAGCTGCCCGGTGCTGTTGAGGGCTTCACGTTCAACCTCTCAGTTGGCGGCGACCATGACGTCACGGGAGAGGGGAACCGCAGCACCCCCGTCGTCAGCACCGCTGGCTACGTTGACGATGGCCTCCAGCTTCACTGGTTTGAGTTGGTGCATAATTTCCCCACGTTCTTTGAGCTGGGTAATATTCTCACCATCATTGTGCGTGACCTGGAAATCTATAACGCCTACCGCAACGAGGCCCGCACGCTCACGGCCTTCACTAACAACGCGGACTCTGGTGTCACGCTCCAGAACTTTCCTACACCACCCACGGTCATCCAGATCAACAATGGCCTGTTGTTCCAGGTCGTGATCAGCACCACTGGCCCGCCTTCGCTGGACGGGACGCTGGACTTCACGCTGGACAGTGGGCCCATCAGCGTGCCCATCACCGGGCAGCGGGTCGTGATGTTTCCGTTTGAGCCTGAGACGCCGATCAGGGAAATGCTTGAGTTCAAAACTGACGTGCTCACCGGCCTCAACGGAGCAGAGCAGCGGGTGAGCGTGCGCAAGCACCCCCGCCAGATCATCAACCTGCAGATCAAAACGGAACACGGCCATGAGCGACGCCGGTTGGCCGCGCTGTTGAGCAGCTGGCACCCCCGCGTGTTCGGGTTGCCCATCTGGTTTGAGGCCCGCCCGCTGGGGGCTGAGGTCGCGGCCCTGGATACCACCATCACGGTGGACACCACCTACGGGGATTTCCGCGTTGGGTCGTTGGCCATCATCTGGCAAGACAGCGAGGTGTTTGATGCGTTGGAAATTGCCAGCCTCACTTCCACCACCATCACCTTTAGTTCCCCCGTCACCAATGACTACACCAGCGCGTTGGTGATGCCGTTGCGCGTGGCCAATACGGATAGCCGATTGGGCCGGGTGAACTGGCCGGTGGGTCTGACTCAGCTCACCGCCCGGTTCACCGTTGTTGATAATGAATCAGACATCGCAGACACGGCAGCCTTCAACACGCACAACTCCAAGGTCATGCTGGACGACCCCAACCTGATGGGCGGCGGCACGAATGACGATAATTTGCTCCGGCAGATTGACCGGCTGGACAATGAGGTTGGAAACCTGCTTCAGTACAGCGACTGGGATGACTCCATGCCGCTGACGCAAAAAGGATTCTTGGGTGAAGGAGCGCAGGCCGTTTGGGAAGTTCGCCAGCTGGTCCACGCGCTGCGCGGCTCGCAGGTCTCATTTTATATGCCTACATTCTTCATCGACGTGGTGGTGAGCAACGATCTCAGTAGCGGGTCTGACGCCATGGATATTGAGAACATTGGGTACTCAACTTATCTTCAGGGGCGGGAGCCGAACAAGTCGTTGTGGATTGAGTTGACGGATGGCACCATTCTCACCAGGCAGGTTACAGGCTACACCGTGATTGACAGCACGACTGAAAGACTGACGGTGGACGCGGTTTGGTCATCCACTATCACCCCGGCTGAGATTGCCCGCGTGAGCTTCTTGCGGTTGTGCCGCATCGCCGGGGACCAGGTTATGCTTGAGCATGACTACGTGGGGGACGCTAAAATCAGCATGAACGTGATCGGAGTTATCCAGTGACGTATGAGGGCCAGGAAACTTCAATTGAGTCGGGGCAGCCGGTTGAGCTTTATGTGTTCAGCATTGGCAACCTGACGTACCGATATACTTCTGCCGAAGACACCGTGGTGTTCGCTGCCCAGCAATACGTATCACGTCAAATCGAGCGCACGGACCCGGCCCAGTCTGACGCGGACCGGCGCACTGAACTCAAGGTCACGTTGCCGGCAGATGACCCGGTGTGCCTGCCATTCATTGGCGTGGTGCCGGGCCAGCCATTGACGCTGGACCTGTTCAGGTTCCACCGGGGTGACACAGAGGCAGAGAATGTTTGGTCGGGCACAATCATCGGGGCCACTTTCAAGAAGCGTGGTGCGGCCTGTGAGATGAGTGGTATGACCAGTGAGTCAGCCTTCAACCGTAACATCCCCCGGCTCAAGTACCAGGGCCTTTGCAACCACGTGCTGTACGATTCGGCCTGCGCCATTCTCAAGGTCAGCCACGTCTACACTGACAACGTCTCAGCGGTCAGCGGGGCCACTGTTACCATCAACGGCATCTTGGCCGCCAAGGGTGACGGCTGGTCGGTGGGTGGGTACATTGACTTTAATGGATCGGATTACCGGTTGGTCACCGCCCAGAGTGGCGACACCCTCACGCTCATCCTTCCGTTCAGCGATGATGTCATTGGCAAAGAGGTAGACGTGTACGCTGGCTGTGACCATACGCTGTCAGTTTGCGAAAGCAAATTCAGCAACAACCTGAACTATGGTGGGTTCGCTTTTGTGCCTGTTCTCAACCCTTTCGATACGAGCCTGACATGATCTTTTGGATGATACTTTTTTGGATTGGCGCCATGCTCCTCACGGAACTGCTGCGGCCCAAGCCAAACTTTGAGGACGCCCGCCCTGCTGGCCAGGGTGAATTTCAGTATCCCACCGCCACTGAGGGCCGGGCCATCCCGTTGGTCTGGGGCCTGGTGCGGATCAAAGGAGCCAACGTCGTTTGGTACGGCAATGTACGCAGTGAGCAGATCACAGAGGAAGTCAAGACCGGTTTGTTCGGCAGTGAAGACATTGTCATTGGGCACCGGTATTTCGTGGGTCTGCAATTCGGACTTTGTCTTGGAGGAGGCGTCGTGCTACGACGGATCCGTGTCAACGACAAGAACCTGGCCACGGTTATTTTGACAACGGACACTCGCTTTTACGTTTCCAATACCGGCATCCTGGGCGGTGACGAATTTGGCTCGGGGGGTATCTCAGGTTGGTGCAGTTTTTACACTGGCTCCCGCACCCAGCTCAAGAACGATTACCTGGCCACCAAGCAATCGCCAGACGTTGCGTACCGGGGCACTTGTTACCTGGTGTTTGAAGGCGGGTACATTGGCAACAGCCCCAGTATTCTGCCGTGGGAATTTGACGTTTCGCGCATCCCCGATGAGCTCAGTATGTACATCCATGATCCCGGTGCGCAGGAACCCACCACCGGTACCTGCAATCCCATGAACGTCATCTATGAAATTATGACAGACACAGCATGGGACCTTGGAATCCCATCTGACGAAATTGACCTCACCAATTTCCGCACAGCGGCCTCCACTCTTTACGCGGAGGGCAACGGGTTTGCCATGCTGATGGACCGGGAACAGCAAGCCAATGATCTGCTCAATGAGGTTGTGCGGCAAATTGATGGCTCGCTGTGGTTTGATCGGGGCCTGGGCAAATGGAACATGACGTTGGCGCGTGATGACTACGACCCCGGCACGCTGCCTGAGTTTGATGAAAGCAACACCGTTGAGATGGTGGAGTACACGCGCCAGACTTGGCAAGAGACGACCAACCAGGTGCGCGTCTCATACATTGACGGCAGCAAGGAGTTCGCGACTACTTACGCCATGGCCCAGGATATGGGCAACCACCTTATCCAAGGCGGCAGCGTCTCGGCCGAAATGCGATTCCCCGGCGTGCGGGACAAGACGTTGGCCAACGCCATCGCGTGGCGTGAGCTGCGAGTGCTGACCTATCCGCTGTCCAAGGTCACACTCAAGTTCAACCGCACGGGCTTCGGGCTGCGGCCTGGCTCGCTGTTCAAGTACAGCAACCTGCGATTGGGCATTAGTGGTGTTGTCTATCGCGTGGGCCGGTTCGCTCCTGGTACCTTGACTGGGGGCACCATCAGTATCTTTGCGGTGGAGGATATCTTCAGTACTGGGGTTGGCGTCTTTGGCGATCCAATTGGTAGT